TGCAGCAGTTGAAGTATCTTGTTTATTAAATCCAGCTTTTAATGGTATCTTTTTTAATGGCATAAGGTAGTACTATACATGATTATTTTATAAAAGCCAGAAAGCTTATATATCAGATACTTAACTACTTAACTATTTAAATAATCTTTTAATAAATGCTTTAAAGCCACTGTTTGCTTTATAATATTCAATGCATTCAGCAATGGTTTGCTGTCTAATGTACTCATCTCTAATTTCTTGTGAAGTAGGTTGTGGTAATGGTGAATCCCATCTATCTATAATAAATTGACCTGCTGAAGTTAGATCATAACTAGCGCCAGGAGCTAAAGATTTCATTACTGTATTAATACCCCAAGCAAAACCATTTTCATTTGTATATGCTTTAATTGTTTCTTCTATAGTTAATTTAGGCATTATAAAACAAGTTCAGTTAAGGATTTATTATTACCAATTGTTCCTTTAATAAATACATTAAATGCAAGACTAATTCTTGTATTATCTCCCTCTTTAGTTTCTACCATATGAGTTAATGATGATGGAAATAATATAATATCTCCTGTTTTAACTATAAACCACCAAGTCTCAGAATTATATAAATTCCAATCTTTAATTTCTGGTTTAATGGTTTTATATGTATCATTAAAAAATTTAATTTTATCAAATTCTTCACGACAATTAATATAAAAAACTCCAGATACTAATGAATTAGGATGTGCATGTTTATGATGATATTGATTTGTTTCTGTGTAGTTTAACCAAGACTGAGTAATATAAGGTGTAATTGCATCTGTTGGAGATATAACTTTATCAAAATAATCTTGTACTCTTAAATCTAATTCTTTTTTAATATTAGCAAAAGGCTTTTCATTAAGAATATAATTATTGTTTGTTGTTATATTGCCTTCATTTTTATAGAAATCCTTTTTAGATTTATCTACAAACTTTAATTCTAATGGTGTCAATTCTCTATCTAATTTAGATATATAGACAGGAGTTGGAAATATTCCATTTACTGTTGATTCGATCATTCTTTCTTAAATATAAACTAAATTATATTTTTTGTAAACTATTGTTTTGTTTTAATTTCCCAATTTATAATAGATTCATTCCAAGAATAATACTCATTTTCTTCTAAATCTGTTGTTGGCATAGAAACTGGCGCATTCCAAAGACAAGTAGTTTCGTTTAATATCCAACTATTGAAAGGTTTTTTAGGAATAAAAGCATCTCTATCCTCATCATAAGTATAACCTATTCCTGCATGATTTTTTCTTAAAGGAGTTCCTCCATTATTATGAACTCCACCATGAGTATTGTAAGATGTTTGTTTCCATACTGGATAGCCAGTTAATTTTGTTAAAAAATCTATACCATTAACTTCTTGCTCTATTCCATTAGAATCTTTTAATTCGTTATTATGAACTGAAAGAACTTCAATTACTTTATTATTTAATCCTATTTTTGCGAATGATGCCATTATGCTGTGTAACTCCCTGAACCTGTAAATGTTAAAACTGTTTTTCCTGAAACTCCTGTTGCAACAGTTGGAGATCCAGTAGTTGTTCCTGTATAGCTTGCATCAGGCATACTTAATATAACAACTCCTTTTCCACCTGCACCAGATGGGTTATTATTATAACCTCCTCCTCCTCCACCAGTATTTACTGTACCAGCACTTGCAGAAGCACCTGCTGTACTACCTCCAGCACCACCACCTCCAGCACCACCTGCTCCAACAGTTCCTGAAGCTGGGCCACCTCCGCCACCGCCACCTCCTCTTGTTACCGAAGTTCCTGTAATTGAAGAAGCTGTACCTGCACCTCCAGCACCAGCAGTTAAACCTACTGCTTGTACACCAACAGCACTTGCACCACCCCCACCTCCACCTCCATTATCAGGAGAACCAGCAGGAGAATTACCTCCATTATTTCCTTGACTTGGTGAAGTATTTGGAGTGTTTCCTGAACCTCCTGGACTATTTAATTGACCACCACCAGAACCACCACCAGAACCACCATTTGCTCCTGCTCTTTCAGTTGACAAACCTCCTCCACCTCCACCTCCAGCAGAAGTTATAGTTGATAAACCTGAACCTGAAATTGAAGAATTAGAACCAGAATTTCCTCTTAAATTTACACTAGTTTGTGCAGCACCACCATCTCCCACTGTTACTGTAATTACTGTTCCAGAAGATACTGTTTGAGTAGATGTTCTAAATCCTCCAGCACCACCGCCACCACTAGCATCACTAGGTGCTAAAGCACAGCCACCAGAAGCACCACCAGCTACTACTAAAAAATCTACTGAATAAGGTTCTGGTAATAAAGCATCTGTTCCTTCGTTAATTCCTGATGTTGCTAACCAACCTTGTGTTGCATCTATATAAGTTAAAATTACACCTTCTCTTTCACCAGTTAATAGTAAATTACCTGTTATACCCTCTATTTTATTTCCATTTGGATTTATTGTTAAATTATTTGTATCAAAAGTTCCTGCATAATCTACTAATTGAACTTGAGCACCTGCTGTAGGTGTTCCTGAAGGTAAAGTTACTGTACAAGCATTTGAAGTTGTATTTATAAAATATGCTCTACCTGCTACAACAGTTATAGTACTTGTTGTAACAACTGATTGCCATGCAAGACCAGAGTCTGCAAAACTTAAACTGCCTGATCCATCTGTTTTTAAAAATTGTCCAGAAGATCCATCTGCATTTGGAAATTTAATTCCATCTAAATTTATTTTACCAGAACCTTTTGGAGTGATTTTAAGATCAATATTTGTATCACTTCCTGTTGCTGAAATTTCAGGGGCATTAGCTGTTGCAGCATTTGTAATTGTAAATTCATTTACTGCACTTGCAGTTGTTGTAAATTTAATTTGTTCATTAACATTAGTGTCATTAATTTGAGTAATAATTGGAGTAGTATTTCCTGTGTCTACAATATTTGTTCCATCTGCAAATAGTATTTTTGTAGATTTATCTGCAGCTGCAAAAGTTACACCTGTCCCACCTGCTTGTTTAAATTCAACTGTAAAAGCACCTACTGTGCCATTAGCTACAACGTATGTTTTTTCAATTGCTGTTGGAATAGTTACTACTTGATTACCTGTAATTGTTCCTGTTAATTTTATAACTGCATTTCTTGCATTAGAAATTGCACCATTAGACATTGTAAGAGCTGTTGTTTGAGCTCCACCAGCAATAGAAATTGCTTCGTATCCACCAATTGCTTGTTGTAATAGATATAAATTTGTATTTGTAATTTGGCCCCATGTACCAGCGTTTTCGCCAGTTGCCATTATTGATAGCTTAAGATCTGATGAGTATATTGTGGCCATTTAAATCCTTATTTTGTTCTTATTAAAATATTTATCAGTTTTTGTCAACTAATACAACCCCTATATTATGCAGCTACTTCTGTCCAATTTATAGATTGTCCAGTATCTACTGGTGTCCAAGCGGTAACATATAATTGACCGGTAGTTCCAGTCAAGCTAAATCCAGTTACATTTACTGTTACATCTAATTTAGTAACCACTGAATTTAAAGATAATGTAGCTAAATTAGTTGTTAAATTTACAGGTGTATTTAAATCTATAGTTACACTATTTAATGAAGTAGTTAATTGTTGACCTGTTAAAAGTGCAGCAACCGCTATATCTATATCTACATTTCCATTAAAACTTAAAGTTAATTGTTGACCAGTTAAATTGGCATCGGGACCTGGATCTACTATACCTAAAGCTGATGTTAATGATTGTCCTGTTAAAGAAACATCAGTTGCTATAAGGGTAGTTACTGAATTTAATGTTGTTGTTAATTGTTGTCCTGTTAAAGTAAGATTAGCTGTTCCTGTGGCAGTTACAGAATTTAAAGATGTATTTAATAATTGCCCTGTTACATTTGCAACAGTTATTATATCAACAGTGGTATTTCCTTCAAGAGTTGAAAGACCTAAGTTTTCTCCCCAACCAAATTGACCCCAACTATTTGATCCCCAAGTTGTAAGTGTTCCAGGAGCTGTTACTTGAACAGTAACATCATTTAATCCACCAAAGGTTCCTGCA